CGGTCGCGGCGGTGCTCGCCTACGAGGCCCGCGCCGACGTACTCGCGGCCGGCGGCGACCGCTCGCGAGTCCCGATGAGCTGGAACTGAGATGGCCCGCAAGCCCGCCCTCCAACCGACCGAGACCGCGCCGGCTCCGGCGACTACGCCGGAGGCGTGGCGCGACTCGCTGCTCACCGGGCTCAACGGCCGGCAGTCGGCGATCCGGCAAGCCGACGCCTACTACCGCGGCGAACACCGGATGGCGTTCTCCACCGCGCAGTACCGCGAGGTGTTCGGGACGCTGTTCAGCCGCTTCGCGGACAACTGGTGCGATCTCGTCGTGGACGCGAGCGCCGAGCGGCTGCGCGTCGAGGGGTTCCGGTTCGGCACCGACCAGGAAGCCGACGTAGATGCCTGGGACATCTGGCAGCGCAACAAGATGGACGCCGAGTCGGATATGGCGCACACCGACGCGATCAAGCTCGGCGCGACCTACGTCCTGGTCGGCGTAGACGACGGTGGCAAGGCGTCGATGCAGGTCGAGCCCGCCGACCAGGCCATCGTCGCGCTCGACCCGGCGCAGGGTCGGCACCGGCTCGCCGGCCTGCGCTCCTGGACCGACGAGTTCAAGATCGAGCACTGCGCCCTCTATCTCCCCGACGAGGTCGTCTGGTGGCGGCGCGAAGCCGGCGCGACCGGCGAAACCGCCGGCAAGTGGGAACTGGACATCGGCAGCGGCAGCAACCCGCTCGGCGTCGTCCCGCTGATCCCGCTCGCCAACGCGCCGACGCTCGGCGACCGGCTCGGGCGCTCGGACATCGAGCGCGTGATCCCGCTCCAGGATGCCGTCAACAAGCTCTGCGCCGACATGATCGTGGCCAGCGAGTTCGCCGCCTACCCGCAGCGGTGGGCCACCGGCATCGAGATTCCGGTCAACCCCGAGACCGGCGAGAAGATGGCGCCCAACTTCCTCGGCGGCGCGGATCGGGTCTGGGGCGTCGAGAGCGACCAGGCGCGATTCGGCAACTTCCAGGTCGCCGAGCTGGCGAGCTACGTCCGCGCAATCGAGATGTGCATCCAGCACGTCGCCGCGCAGACGCGGACGCCGCCGCACTACCTCCTCGGCAGCTCCGGCGCGTTCCCATCCGGCGAGAGCTTGAAGGCGACCGAGACCGGCCTGGTCGCGAAGGTGCGCCGTAAGCAGCTCAGCTTCGGCGAGGGTTGGGAGGAGGCGATCCGGCTCGCGTTCCAGGTGGAAGGCGACAAGAAGCGCGCGGAAACGGTCGAGGTCGAGACGATCTGGGCCAACCCCGAATCGCGGCTGGTCGCCGAGACCGTGGACGCGGCCGTCAAGCTCGCCGGCATCGGTGTCCCGCGGCCGGCGCTCTGGGAGTACGTCGGAGCGAGCCCGCAGCAGGTCACCCGCTGGCGGGAAGAGGGCGATCCGAAGAGCAGCCCGCCGACCAGGGAGACGATCCAGGTGCAGGCGACGCCGGATCAGGCGCAGGCGTTCAACGAGGGCGAACCGATCCCCGAAGTAACGCCGGGCGACTCCGTGCTCGTTCCCAAGACAACTCCGGCGCCCACCCCACCGACCCCACCGACGAAAGGCAAATGAGATGGCTCAACCACAGGAACCGCAGACGCCGAGAACGCCGGGTGGCGCGATGCCGATGCCCGGCATGCCGGTCGGCGGTGCCGCGGGCAGCGGTGCTGACGTGATGCGGAAAGCCATGACCGGCGCGCGGGTGATGCCGAAACCGGCGCCGGTACGAACCACCCCGAAGGCGAAAGCCCGCTAGGAGGTAGCAGTGGACGATTCAACCGCGACGACCGGCGCGACGCCGGCATCGCCCGACCCCGCAACCGGCGCGACGCCGAGCGGGCAGCAGCAAACCGGGGACGGCGCGACGCCGGCCGCGGGCAGCACAGAGGGCGCGAAGCCCGACACGTCCCTGGGTGATTCGGGACGCGAGGCTCTGGACAAGGAGCGGACGGCGCGGCGCGAGGCCGACCGTCAGCTCGCAGAGGCTCGCCGACAGGTCGCCCAGCTCCAGGACGCCGGCAAGGACGAGAACGAGCGGCGGCGCTCCGAACTGGAGCGCGCGCAGGAACGGATTGGCGAGCTGGAAGGCCAGCAACGCGACCGCGATCTGCTCGACCTCAAGCGCGAGGTCGCCGACGAACTACATCTGCCGGCATCGCTGGCGCAGCGGCTGGTCGGAGACGACCGGCGCTCGCTCAAGGCGGACGCTCAGAAGCTCGCCGCGGACCTAGACGCCGGCCGGCCGGTCGGCGACCTGGGAATCGGTCGCGGCGGCGCCGCGAGCGGCCAGTCAGGACGTGTGGACATGAACCAGATCATTCGCGAGGCAGCCGGCCGAGGCTGACAGGCAGCGCGACGCGCTGTCACCGCTCCGGCTCTCGCCCTCTGACCCAGGAGGGTCGCTGAACCATGCCATTCAACAATCAGATCACCAGGAGCGGGGCAGCCGCCCTAGTTCCCGAAGAGTATTCGGCGGAAATACTCAGCCGTCTGCCGACGCAGTCGGCGGCGCTGTCGCTGTTTCGGCACGTCACGATGTCCCGGCAGCAGTACCGCATGCCCATCATCGCCGCGCTCCCGGTCGCGTACTGGGTCGCGGGCGACACGGGCCTCAAGCAGACCACCGAACAGCAGTGGGCGAACAAGTACCTGAACGCCGAGGAGCTGGCGGTCATCGTGCCGATCCCCGAGAAGGTGCTGGACGACGCCGCGTTCGACATCTGGGCCGAGGTGACGCCGTTCGTCGTGGAGGCCATCGGACGCGCGCTCGACGGCGCGATCTTCCTCGGGATCAACAAGCCGGCGAGCTGGCCGACCGCTATCGCGACGGTCGCGACCGAAAAGGGCAACACCGGAATCGCGCCGACCAAGACGCCGCAGGAAGGCGGGATCGTCGGCGACATCTCCGAACTGATGGCAAAAGTCGAGGCCGGCGGCTTCGACGTGTCGGGCATCATCGCGCACCGCAAGTTCAAGGGTCTGCTGCGCCAGGCGCGCGGCACGACCGGCGAGCAGCTGACCGCGATGGACCCCGGCACCGAGGTCGAGCCGGAGCCGACCAACATCTTCTCGGTGCCGATTAGCTACCCGATGCGCGGTGTGTGGCCGACGACGGCGAAAGCCATCGAGCTGATCCTGGGCGACTTCTCCCAGGGGATTCTCGGCGTGCGCCAGGACCTGACGTTCAAGATGCTCGACCAGGCGGTGCTCCACGACGAAACCGGCAAAGTGATCTTCAACCTCGCGCAGCAGGACATGGTGGCGATGCGCGTGGTCTGCCGGTTCGGGTTCGAGGTCGCGAACGTACCGCAGCCCGAGCTCAGCGCCACGCAGTACCCGTTCGGCGTCCTCAACTCGGCGACCTGATGATGAGCCCGCAAGCGAGAGCACCCCAACCACGAAGCACCGCCAAGCCGGCGGAGACCGAGCCCGAGCCCGAGGTCAGCGGCGAGCTATCGCCGTGGGAGGAAGGGCTGGAGCAAGGCGTCCTGCTGATCCCCGACGCGGTCGTAGAGCCCGTCGAGGAGGAGGAGGAGTAATCGCACGCGCGACCCCGGCTCCGGTCGGGGTCGCCCTACTTACAGGAGAACCACCGTGGCACCTACATACCTGATCGCAAACCCGACCAACGCAACGGTCAACCTGACCACGACTCCGGCGCGGACGCTCGCGCCTCGCGCGACCGCGGGGCTGCTCGTGTCGGCTGCCGAAGCGACGACGGTCACGAACTGCCTCGCGGCCGGCTGCGCGGTCACGACAGTCGGTGAACCGGCCGAAGCCGACAAATGGCCGACTAGCCTAGCCGGTCTCGACCAGCTCAAAGTCGCGGCGGCGCAAGCGCTGATTGGCGGCGTCCTGCCGTGACGACGACCTGTCCGTCGTTGAAGCGGAAGCACAGGCGGACGGGCAAACGCCGCGGCCGGCCGAAGGTCGCCGGCAAGTCATCCCACGCGCGGAAGGCCGGGAAGCGGGCCACCCGCTCCCCGGTCGCCCGCGCGGCGAAACGTAGGGCGCCCAAGAAGTCGAGTCACTGCCCGAAACGCTGATGGGACCGCTCCAGGAACAAGAAGCCGCCGACTCCGAGCGCCGCGCGGCGCTGTACCGCGAAAACATGGTCAAGCGCATCCACTTCCAGACCTGGCTCTGGCAGATACGCAAAGGCAGCGTCGCGGCGCGGGCGACGCTGATGAACAACTGGGACGCGGTGATCCGCGCGCTCCAGGAACAGCAGATGCCGACCGTCGCTCCGGAATTGGACCCGTACTACGACCCGCTCCAGCAGCGTGAACAGGTGAACGTCGGAACATGAGCACTCCCGAGCTGCAAGCCGAAACCCTCCCTGCCTGGGCGCCGACCGTCGCCACCGTGGCCGGGCTGATCCGCGCGCGCACGAAGGACGGCAACGGCAACGAGCTCGGGACGTTCACCCCAGCGACCCGACCGACCGACGCGCAGGCGACCGAAGCCATCGAACACGCCGTCATCGGGCTCGGCGAGAAGGTCGGCGAAATGAGCCCGAAATGTGAAAAGACGGCGCGGCTCTGCTCGGCGTACGGCGCCGCGGCGGAGATCGAGCTGAGCTACTTTCCCGAGCAGGCGCGTACCGACCGCAGCCCGTACCAGTTCCTGATCGCGCGCTATGACGCGCTGCTCACGGGCGTCGAGCAGTGCGTCCTAAACAACCTCCCCGGCTACGCGCCCGGCGGGACCTCGACCGGCATCCGCTCGGGCACGTTGCTGGCGATGTCGGCGGCTACCCACGACTTCTACATGGGCAAGGTCGGCGTGCTCGAACTGGGCTCGCCGGGGATGGAAGGCGGCGAAGCTGGCGAGGACAAACCCGGCGTCGAACCCGAACACCCGCTGCCCTAATGGAGAGTTTCACCAGTAACGCGCCGGAGCTGGCCGCGCAGCTGCATCGGTTCGCGGCGCGCGTCGGCGATCCGCAGCCGGCGCTGGCGCGGATGCGCGCGATGCTCGCGGCCGGCGAGGAGGAGGTCTGGGGTACGCGCGGCTCGGCCATCGGTTTCTACTGGGCGCCGCCGCTCGAACCCGAGCGCAAGACCAACCCGACGCTGCTCGTGGAGACCGGCGCGCTGCGCAGCTCGCTCACCAACCCGAGCGCTGGGCTGCCGCCGACCGAGGTTGAACTGCGGTTCGGGAGCGATGTCTCCTACGCGCACTTTCACCAGTTCGGGACGCGGAAGATGCCGGCGCGCAAGTTCCTGGGCATCCCGCCGGAGATCGACCAGGGCGTCACCGACATCCTCGCGGCGATGATCGAGGAGGCCGAGTGAGTGCCGTCCTGACCCACGAATACCCGGTCACCGCTCCGATCACGGTCGGCGATGAAGTCGGCCCGATGGTCACCGGCGGCGACATCGAGGACGCCGTGCTCGCGCAGCTCAAAGACTGGCTCCCGCGCTATCTGGTCGCCGCGGAGACGCAGCACGGTCTCGCGGCCGGCTCGATCCCGGTCCCGAAGGGGTGGGCGATCACCGGGCGCGTGCTCGACAAGCTGCTCAGCGACCAGCTGCCGTGCGTGATCGTGCTCGCGGCCGGCGTCCCGCCAGCCGGGGTACGCCGCGAGGGGACCGGCGTCCTGGCCGGCAACTGGACGCTCGGGGTCGGCGTTATGTTCGATGCCGCGTGGGGTCGCGAATCGCGCCGGCACGCGCAGCTCTACGCGCGCGCGGTCCAGCTCTCGCTCCAGCAGATGCCGCTCCACGCGCTCGGGCAGCCGTGCAAGGTGGACTGGCGCGGCGAGAGCTACGACGAGCTCGACTTCGCGCAGTCGCGCACCTACAGCGCGTCGGTCGTCAACTTCACCGTTTACTGCCGTGAGGTCGCCACCACCGATGGCGGTCCTCCGCCGGCAGCGGCGCCACCCAGCGATCCGACCGTCCCGTTTGTGCCCTGGGTCGAGGTCTCCAAGACCCAGGTCACGGTTGAACCACACCCACCAGAAAAGGGGAGCGAACCATGACCAGACCGGGCGTAGTCGTCAGCTCGGCCACCGCGATCCCGCCGCCTAGTGTCCCGACCGATACCGGGGTGGCGTTCATCGTCGCCGAGGCGTCGATGGGCTCGGTGACTGCGCCGACGCGTCTGACCTCACTCGACCAGTTCACCGCGGTCTACGGCTCGCGGCTCGCCGGCACCTACGGCTACGACGCGGTGGACGCGGCGTTCCACGAGGGCGCCGGCTCGATCTACTACATGCGCCTGGCCGACACGAGCGCGGTCGCGGCGAATGAAGCCGCGACCGCCATCTGCGGCTCGGGCACGCTGACCGCCGCGAGTCCCGGCACCTGGGGTAACGGCCTGGTGCTGACGACGGCAATCGGCACGGCCTTTGCGCTGTCGGCGACGGCGCAGACGACCGAGGAGCCGGCAGCCGAGCCGGAGGCGGATGAGCCGAAGGCGAGGGCGCGCAAGGCGCCGGCAGCGCAGGAGGCGCCGCAGCTCGCGGGACTGACCTACGAACCGGAAGTCGAACCGCGCGCCGAAGGGATCATCGCGGAAGTGAAGCTCAACGGCGTCCAGGTGGCGCGGTCGCTGATCTTGGCGACCAACCAGGCGCTCGCGGAATGGCTCGCGACAGGACCGTACCTGCGCCTGACCGGAGTCACCGGAACCACCGAAGCGCCGAAAGCCGGCACGGTCACGCTCAAAGGCGGCGTCAACAGCAAACTGCCGGTGGTCGAAGCGGGCGCGCTCGCGAAAGCGCTGGCGTTGCTGACGCCGACGCTCGGGCCGGGGCAGGTGCTCGCGCCGGGCCGGGCGGACGCCGAATCGCACTCGGCGCTGCTCGCGCACGCGGCCGGGACCGCGACGGCTGGCGTCAACCGGGTCGCGCTGCTCGACGGCGCTGAAACCGATACCGAAGCCACGCTCAAGAGCGAGGCGGCGGCGCTGCGCGGCTCGCTCCAGGACCGCTACGGCTCGCTCTGGGCGCCGTGGGCCACGATCCCCGGTCTCGCGCCGGGGACGAGCCGGAACCTGCCGTGGAGCGCGCTCCAGGCCGGCATGTGCGCGCGTGTGGACGCGGCCGGGAACCCGAATCAGGCAGCCGCGGGTCCCTACGGGGTCTCGCAGTATGCGACCGGCCTGGTGACGGCGTTCACCGACGCCGAACGCGAAGCGCTGCTTCTGGCCGGGGTGAACACCGCGCGCTCGGTCTACGGGACCATCGAGAGCTACGCGTTTCGCACACTGGTCGATCCGGCCGGGACGCGCGCCGCGTGGCGGGAGCTCAACCACGCGCGGCTGAACATGGCAATCGTCGCGCGCTCGACCGCGGTCGGTGAGGAACTGGTGTTCTCGCAGCTCGACGGCAAGGGCCACACCATCGCCAAGTTCAACGGGATGCTCGCCGGGATGCTCAAGGAACTGTATGACGAAGGCGCGCTCTACGGCGACGAACCGGCGGAAGCGTTCCTCGTCAACACCGGGCCGGCGGTGAACACCCCGGCGTCGCTCTCGGAAGGCACGCTCAAGGCGGTTCTCGCCGTGCGTATGTCGCCGCACGGAGAGCTGGTCTACATCGAAGTCGTCAAGGTGCCGATCACGGTTGCCCTG